TCTGGAACTTATACAGATTGGGTGATTGCTTTAGCTTCTCCTACAACTAACTCTGCTAACTTAAGTGGAGGAAGTGCCGGTAGTATTCCTTACCAATCTGGTGTGAATACAACAGCAATGAGAGCAATTGGTACAGAAGGTCAAGTTCTTAGAGTTGAATCTGGGTTACCAGTTTGGGGTGCTTATGCATCTGGATCTCTTATCAAAATTACAACTTTTAATGGGCCAGCCAGTGGTCAATCATTTAATCCAGATAGTAAAACTAAAAAACTTATATTAGAAATACAAGGTGCTGGTGGGGGAACTCCTGCTTGTATAAACCCTTCCGCAGGGCAAGTATCTGTTTCCAGTGGATCTGGAGGTGGTGGGAAAGTCACTGCCTTAGTTCACACTATGCCAGGAACTCAAATATATGTAGATATTGGTGGTGGTGGATATGATGGAACGTCAGGTCAAGCATCTACAGTTAGATGGACAGTCTCGGCTGTTAATACTAGCATCTCAGCATTGGGTGGCGTGGGTGGGAGTGCATCTGCAAGCAGAAGTCCAAGTAACGGATATTGTTTAAGCGGTGGGTCAGGCGGCGACCACTCAGTTTCAAATATCGCAACTCACGTTCAAATGTTAAACTACCAACAAGGTTCTAGTGGAGGATCTGGCTTAATAATTCCAGGTTCACCTGGGGTAGTTATTGCGGGTAAAGGTGGAGCATCCCCAACAAGCCTCTACCAGTATCAAGAAGTATCAATTCTTACAAGTGCGTCTTTAAACTCTGGTCCGTATACCCCAGCATCAACTGCAGTAGGGGTCGGTGGAGGTGGTGCTTGTGCGGTTCCATCGGGGGGTGCGCTAAATCCAAGCCAAGGAGCACCGGGACTTGTTACAATATACGAATACGCTTAATAAGGAGATTTTATGTTACCAATTTTACCACCTGCCCCAACAAGGCAAGATCCTACTAACTTTTCTAACCTAGCAGATGCCTGGGTAGATGCTCTTGGTCCTTGGACTACAGCAGCCAATGCCCTTGAGGGTTCTCTGCAATATACAAACATCACTGGAACAAGTACTACTTCTAAAGCTATTGCTATTGGAAGCTGGAACCTTACAACTCAACTCTCTAAAGCTTGGATTGTTGGTGGCTTTATTTACATGGTTGTAGCTAGTGATGTTTCTAAGTATATGCTTGGTCAGATCACAGCTTATAATCCTCTAACTGGAGCAATGACTGTAAACGTAACTACTGTTCAAGGGTCTGGTACTTTCAATTCATGGATACTTGGATTAAGTATCCCTCTTACTGCTATATCTAACTTAGCCCCAGGCACTTTGATTGACATCAAACAAGCTACCACAGCAGGTACTGTTGCTTATACGCCCTCAACTGGAACCTCTAGTTTTATAATTGAAATTCAAGGAGGTGGTGGTGCAGGTGGTGCGTCGGTTGCTGCTGGGGCTGGCCAACGCTCCATTGGTGGGGCTGGTGGAGCAGGGGGATTCTGCAGACACATAGTTTTAAACCAACCTGGAATGACATACACGGTGACGGTTGGTAGCGGGCAAGTTCAAGGTGTAGGAACCCAGGGCGGAACATCCTCTTTAAACATCTCAGGTTTGTTTACAGGGCAAATATATGCTTATGGAGGACAAGGTGGAGCTGTTGGTACAACTTTTTCTAATACAACATCTAGTTTAATTGTAGGTGGACTAGGGGGAGGAACCTCAACAAATAATGTATTTAACACACTGCTACTAGAAATGAAGGGGGGTCAAGGCTTGTCCGGGATGTCTGTGTCAAGTACTCTGAACTGGACAGGGCAGGGAGGGAAAGCTTTTTATGGAAATAATACAGAATTAGCTGCTACTCAGTATGCTACATCAAACGCTTATGCAGGAGTGGATGGAGTTTATCCAGGGGATGGAGGCTCTGGAGGCTTGTCTAATAATGCTGGTCCAGCGGACGGAGGGAATGGCGCAACAGGTCGAATCATAATATACGAATATGCATAAGGAATAATATGTTACCAATTTTACCACCTGCCCAAGATCCTCTTAATTTCTCTAACCTAGCAGATGTTCAAGCTGGATTAAGACCTATCCCAACCTTTGAAGAAGTAACCTTAGAGTTTCCTACCTTAATTTGGTAATAAATAGCAGTAAAGAATTATAAAATGCAAGATAATCATAGCAATATTCATCTACAAATTGTAGCAGAACGCCTAACTTCACTGCATGCAGATATGACTGACATGAAAGACACCGTAAAGGAAAGCATGAAAGATGTATCCCAAGCTCTGACCAAGCTAGTCCAATTAGAAGAAAGAGATGCTAACAGAAATGCTAGTATAGAAAGGATCTTTAAGCAAACTGAAAAGTATCAAGATCAAGTAGACAAACTAACCCAGCGAGTAGTAGACCTTGAGATTCAAGCTCCTGCTAATAAGCAAACATTCAATTGGGTTAGTTCTGTTCTTTATGGTTTAGCTGGCCTTGCAGCTATGTTTGTAGCCAAGCAAGTTGGCTTGATTTAAAGGAAAGATTATGCTTCCAATTCTAGCAAGTATTGTGTCTAGTTTAATTGCTAACAAACTTCCAGGCGTAGCAAACGCAGTTATTGACAAGGGGCTTACTTATGTCTCAGACAAACTAGGAGTTGAGCTAAAGCCCAACATGACCCCTGAAGAAATTCAGAAGGTAGCCGAAGCAGCCATGAAACATGAAGAGTTCATGGTAGAGCAAGAATACAAAGATATTGCTGATGCAAGAGATATGCAGAAGGAAGCTTACAAGCAAGAAGATATATGGACTAAGAGATTCCTCCCTGGTCTTACTATTCTTCTTATTGTCTTAGCTTCCTTCTTTATTTACTTTGTAACCTTTGGAGCTATTCCTCCTGAGAATATGAATTTCGTAGGAGGTTTTGTAGAGTTCATCAAAGTAGTATTTGCTACTGTAGTTGGTTTCTGGTATGGATCTAGCAATGGATCTGTAAGGAAGACTAACATGATTATGAAGGAAGGGAAGTAATATGGATCTTGAAGCCTCTAAGAAGCTCTGTATAGCCTCTCTGTTGATTCCTTTTGAGGGGACTGGCCCTACCCTACCTGATGGTAGTTTTAAAGCCTACAGTGACCCTGGAAGCCCTTCTGGGTTACCCATTACAATTGCGTGGGGATTGACTTATGATGAGCTTGGAAACAAGATCAAGTTAGGGGACATTTGGAGCCTTGAAAAAGCAACAAGAGTAAAGTCTATTGTACTTGATCAGTTTGCTTGGCAAGTAATTGAACTGTGTCCTACCCTGATTGATGAGCCTGATAATAAATTCGCTGCTGTCCTGAGCTTTGCTTATAACGTAGGAGCTACTAATCTAAAGAATAGTACACTTCGAAAGAAGATTCTAGCTAAAGATTGGGAAGGAGCTAGTAAAGAATTTATCAAATGGAATAAAGCATCCGGGAAAGTTATGAAGGGCCTAACTAGACGAAGAGAAGCAGAAGCTAAGTTATTCTTACAAAAGTGAATCCAGCAAACAACAAAGCCTCCTAGGAATTATCCCTAGGAGGCTTTTCTACGTCTGTAGTTTATCAGGCCATCTTTTGAAAGCCTGAAATGAATAAGTACCAGGACCAGTGCAACTTAACACAGAGTTTCAGGTATTCATCATATAGATATTCAGTAGCTTTATCAAGTACTTTCATTTAGTTTCCTTTCAGGAAGGTTTCTAGAGTTGGAATACTCTGCATACCTACTAGCCTTCGAAGTTCGTTACCTTCAGAGTCTAGTAGGATTAGAGTAGGGATTCCTCTTACGTTGTGTTGTTGAGCTAGAGATGGTTCCTTGTCGATGTCTACTTCCTGGAAAGAAAGACCAGAGAGGTCTAGCTTTGTCAGGTTGGAGGATAGGGACTTGCAAGGACCACAGTAATCAGCAGAGAATTTTAGTAGTTTCATTAGCATCCTTTTAAAAGTTATCCCATCCACTAACAGCGGTACTCTGAGAGTATTCGGTTACTGTAGTTTCAAAGAAGTTTTCACGTTTATCAGTATCGAGGTAAGCATAGGGGTTCTTGTTAAAACCTTTATAAAGCACAGGTAGTCCTAGGACTTTCAATCTCTGATTTGCTAGATACTTTACATATGCTTCGGTACTGTCTTCTGACATTCCTAGGATACGGTTTCCGTACACTTCCTTCCCCCACTTAATTTCCTGCTCAACAGCTTCCGAGATTGTAATAGTAAGCAGGTCTTTATCAGCCTGTTGGCTGAAATCAAATGTCTCTTTAATCAAGTAGTTCATGAATGATACATGAGTTACTTCATCATTTTCAATTAACTTGAACATCTGAGCAGACTCTACGCCTTTATTTCTTGAAGCTAGTTGATAAAAGAAATTGAATCCATGATAAAAGAAAATCCCTTCTAAGGCAAAGTCAGCAGCAAGGGCAACCTTGAATGTTTGTTCATTTGGGTTTGTATTGAACTGCTCATATTTATCTGCAATACTTTTGTTACGCTCTAGTAACAGAGGATTAGTTCTCCAGTAGTTATAAATCTCTTCTCGATCCAGATTAGGAAATAACTCCTGTAGTAAATATTGATAAGACTGACTGTGGATATACTCCTGAAATTCCTGGATAGTAAACACTGCATTAATCTCAGGTGCTGTAACGTAAGCAGAAAGATTCGGTAGGTTAGCAGTCTGCATGCTATCTAGGGCAATCAGGAATGAAAGAGTGTTCTTGTATGCTTCTAGTTCATCTGCTGTTAGCTCTTTAATCGTAGTCTTATCTTCTACCAGGGATACCTTCTCAGGACGCCAGAAGTTATCCAGCATAATCTTTGAGAGCTTTACAGCCCATTGGTACTTAACTGAATTTAAGTTTGCAATACCTGTAGTGTTTCCATTAATTAGACTTCGTTCAGAAGGTCGGTCATCTCCTTCTGAATTAAATACTTTGCGTTTTTTCATACTTCCTTTCAACCTCCCGAAGGAGGATTAGATTTAACCTGAACAAGCTACACAAGCTTCTTCTTGGCGTTCCTTTAAAGAACGAATGTAGTAGATAGCTTTGATCTTCTTCTTCCAAGCATACACGATAGCATTGTACAAGTCAACAGCATTGAACCCTTCTTTGTTCTGGTCAAAGATCAACTCCATACTGATACCTGTATCTGTCCAGAATTGAGCAGCAGCAGTGATATCAATAATCTCCAGGGCAGAGTACTTAGATTGAACCTTGCCATAAGCTAGAGGGTTCTCAGCTAAAAATCTTGATGAAACCTTCAGAGCACCATTCTTATTCTTTTCACTGAAGAAAGCAGAATAAGTAGGAAGGATGCTGGCCGATGCATCTTGGTAGATACTTGTACTTGTTGTTGGGGCTGGACTAGTTAATTGGCTATTATGAATACCGTACTTGTCAATGCCTTCTTGTAGTTTATCCCAATCGTATTTACCACAAGATTTAGACTTGTATCTGGAAGTCATATTACCATTCTTCCACTCTGACACTTCAAAGGCTTCAAATACCCCCAACTCCTTAGCAAGTTCAACAGATTCAGATGCAGCATTAAATTGAATGCACTCAAAGATTTCTGACAATAAGGTAGTATCATTATAACTCTTAAACTCACGAGCTAGGTAGTCATGTAAACCCATTGTACCAATACCGATTGTCTTGTAGCGTTTATTATGAGCTTCCGTAATTGCATCTGGGTTCTTTGTAAGCTGAATCCCTCGATTCAAGATCCGGCAAGCTAGTCTAGACACCTTAGCTAGATGATGCATATCTTTGATACTAGCTAGGTTAATACTCCCTAGGTTGCATACATGACCATAAACATCTGGCTTTACATTACTGAAAGACTCAACGCAAAGGTTTACACAAGGAATACCGTAAGCTTCTACGTCATTCTTATTAGGATTAACTTCATTGATTGTATCTACGAAAGTCATGTAAGGTAAGCCAGTTTCAAACTGAACTCTCATAATCTGCTTCAGAAGATCACGAGCATTAGGGATTTCACGGAAGACCTTTAACTTACCTTCTTTACATGCCTGCTCAATCTTTAGGTAAGCTTCTGTAAATTCTAGACCATACTTTCCACGAATATCAATACCAAGAGCATTCTTAACTTCAAAAGGACAGAATGTAAACCAGGGGGCTTTTTCAGCTTCTCGTTGCATGAATATATCATTCACGATTACTTGAGGAAATACATCGTAGGACTTTACTCGCTGGTCCCCGTGTTCAGTCTGCATATCTAGGAAATCTAGAATGTCGTTATGCCATAGAGGTAAAGCAACTGTCCCTGCTCCTGCTCTTCGACCACCTTGGTTAACTGCTACAAGAGTGTCATTAAAAATCTTAACCCATTGAACAACTGTTCCTGCTGCGTTAGGCATTGAATTAACTTCACTGCCCTTGGCTCGTAGGTAGCCTAGGAAGATCCCTACACCTCCCCCATTCTTACTGATCTTAGCTACTCGATGTACATTATCAAAAATACTATCTAAGTCATCTTCTACTGCAATAATAAAGCAAGAAGAAGTATTCCCTGCAGATCGTAGGTTCAGCATGAAAGGGGTAGCAAGACTGAATTCACGATTTGATAGTAGTTCATATGTTTCCTTTACGAACTGCATTCTAGATTCTTCAGGCTCTGCTTGACCAAAGCGCATGGCGTTAACCATGTGCATGTGCTGGTTTAGTTCATTCTTTGCTTGGTATTTTAGCCTACCTGTCAACAATGAAGCATAAGAATGCTCTAGGTCTTTCTTGAAGTCAATATAAGTCCCAAGTTCATCAATCTGCTCTTTACTATAGAACTGTAAAAGTTCTTTCGTGTAAGTATTTGACTTTACGTTCTTTGTAATCAAGTCCCAGAATGTTTGGTGAGTAATTTCAAAATTGTGCAACTCTTGCATTGCATAGGCATTACCAGCTACCTTCAACCACTCTGGAGCTTCTGGTGAAGCTAGTTGTAAAGCATGTTGAATAATGTTATCTTGAATTTCACTTGTCTTAATATTGTTCTGAACGAAGTAGTCAATCCTACTTTCAAGTTCTAGAGGGTTGACCTTTACACCTTCACAAGCAAAAGCAATACTCTGCTTTACCTTTAGGATGTC